ATTCCAGTTTCTTTACCTCGTAGTGGTTCGTATTCTTTTTTCAGTCTCTTTATTTGAGCATCTGTAAATTCTAATATCATATTTTCCATTAACTTGTCATGGTTTTTAATGGCATATTCTTCAGCGTCTTTTTTATCTTTGAATAATTTAACTTCATTACCATCTTTATCAAATACACAATACATATCTGGATTCTTTTTACTCTTAGCAACATGTTCTCTAGGATCCATTTTTTCTTTTATCTTTTTCTTACTTGCGTTCATAGCTTTGTTTGCTATCGCCATGCCGGCACCTGTTGCTGCCGCTCTAGCAAGACCTGCTATTGCCGGTGCGATTTCGTTAACTTCTTCATTTTTCTCACCTGTTTTATATGAGTATGCCGTTTTGAGATAATCAGTTGCCTTAGTAATCTTACTTTGTACCCATTCTTCTACATCACCATCTTTAGCAATCATACTTTCAATGCCGTCTAAGAAGTGTCGCATTTGATTTACTTGGTTCTTTATCATATCTACTTCAGCAGCACCACCAGTATCATCACTATCAACTGCTTCTGATTGAGAAGTATCTGATTTTTGTTGTGCTTTAATATCGTCTATTTGTTTTTTTAAAGCCGCAATTTTCTTTGTTGCGTCTAGTTTATCCTGTGCTTTTGCAACTGGATCCTCAGTAACTTCTTTGTAGGCTTCCGCCATTGTTTTTGTGTATCTTGTCATAACTTTACTATTTATACTAATTATTAACCTTAGCGCCTGCACGCCATTGATAACATGACCAGTAACCTGCCGTTGTCTTATCTTTCTTCTGGTCACAGTTATGTCTTGCTCTAAAAGATTTACGCCTTGCCGGATCGTCACGTTTAATACTTAAACCTGTCGTATCACCAAAAGAAACTTTTTTTACTTTGTCACCGTCTTTAACATATACATAAAATTTCTTTGAACCACCACGAATTGGATCGTTAAGTGTAACTTTCTTACCTTGATATTCTGCTTCTTCTAAAGGCAAATCTTGGTATTGTTGCTCACAGATAGCGTCAATCTCCTCTACTTCTTTAAATGATTTTACCATTGTTTCTTCCTTTACTTTCTTATATTTACTAGGGTGTTTAAATACAAATGTCATTAACTTCCTCTGACTTGTTTCGCCAAGTCAGCGTCTGCTTTACCCCATGTGCCACTTGATTTAGTAACAAATGAATTAACTCTTGCAAGACCCCATTGTTGTGGTGTAGTTCCTGGTCTATGTCCTGTTCTCCAGGCAGCAACTCCACGATTATATACTTTTCTTAATACACCTGCCGGCATACCAGATTTATCTGCTTTATTCTTAATCGCTGCTGTAGCAGTTTCATCTATCTCAATGTCTTTCATCATTTCAGCAATTGTATTGTCTAGTTCAATTTTCCAGTCAGTTTGATATTTGTCTTTAAACATATCAATAGTTTCTGGTAATAATGACCAATCTCTAATATCATTAGCAGATAATACTTCTTCATCAACTTCACCAAACATCTTTTTAAATTTTTGTGTATGTGTACTAGGTTTAGTTTTACCTTTAGTATCACCAGGTGCCGGTTTATATGCCGCTGGATTATCGTCATCCATTTTTGCACCTTTTTTAAAGTGTGCGTCTCTAGCAGATTTAGTTGATTTCTTTAAACCAGAATAGTATTTCTTAGGTTGTGTACCATCTTTCTTTTTGATATCTGGATCCTGTGCAACTCTATCAACACCTTCAAACTTAGTGAACATTCTTTTTGCCACTAACTTCTCATAGTCTCTATCTTGTCCTGGTGTTACTTGACTAAACTTTCTAGTATTACTTTTCTGTTCATCTGAAATATGACTATCAGTATAACTATCAAATGTATCTGGTTGTCCAGGTGTTTTTACTTTATTCTTTTGTTTATCTTTCTTCTCATTATCTTCTTTTGCTTTATCTTCGTCATCAACATTTACGTCTTGTTGATTAGAAGCTGCGTTGATTTCTTCATCAAAACTTTTAAATGAAACTAGTTTATCACTATTCTTTTGTAATACTAATTTCTTTTGGTCAATATTTTCATTAACCAATTCTTCATTTACCGTATCCTCAGTTGGAACGATATCATCTAACCATGCACGTTTAACACCACCGTCTTCCATTTCGTATTGAACGTAATTAGGTCCTCTTTTAATAATCTTACCTATACTACCATCTTTTAAATTTTCAACTGTTTCATTAATATTGAATATGTCACCTGCATGATAATTTTCTCTAATAATATTTAACTCGTCACTCTCACTACTTGTACTAGGTGGTAACATATCTTCTCTTACACCCATTTGATTTTTCAAATCTTTAAATAGTTTCATTGCGTCTTTCTCCTTTGTGTTCTTCATTAGACCACTCCTAAAATCTTTATAATTGTTTACTTTTGCGAGCGCTCTCATTTTACTAGCAGACATACCAGTTACACCTTCAGCGTCTGGATCTCTTTCACCTGCACTCACTACATTAACGGTATCAAAATTGTAATCTTTACCGTTGTATTTTTTAATTAGTTTTTTAAACTCTAATACTCTATCACTACCTGCAACCATATAAACATCTGTATATCTTTTATCAAATCTATTTTTTAATATTTCCATAAATGTTCTTTCGTTGCCTGTAGCAGGCATTAATTTTATACCACGAGGATATATCTTCTTTAAATAATCTAGTTTTTGTTTTGCTGTTAAAGGATTTTTATTTTTATCCTGTGAAGCACTAACATACAAAACAGGCAAACCTTTTACTCGTTTTGCCATAGTAATTACTTTATCAATTAGTTTTTGATGACCTACAGTAGGTGGATTTAAACGACCAAATGCAAATACAACTGGTTGTTTTCTTCCAACTTCCTTTCTTAGTAATTCTTTTAATGTCTTCATCTTTTTCTCTTATCTGTTTCTTTTCTAATCCATTGCTTTGCAATATGATTATCTACAGGTTTTTTCACAAACTTGGCAACTTGTTTATATACATTGGTAATAATTTTTTCGTCTGCCTTATTATTATCTATGATAATCATTTTCTGTTGACCAAATAGTCTTTGAAACTTACCTATATTTTGTTGTACAGTATTCCAGTTATTCTTTACAATTTCAGGTGGTACAGTTCTTTCTCTTTCTGTATTTCTTACCATTGCAACTTCTAAACTCGTATTCACAAATACCATATAGCAATCATATCCCATTTGTTTTAATAATGAAACTGGTCTTGCTATACTCTCATAATCTCTACCTGTACTATCTACAACAAGACCTAAACGACCTTGTATGTAATTCTCTAATGCTTTGCCTGTCAATTCTTTGGCACGCAATCTAATTGGGTCTCTTTTCTTTGCCTCATCTTCAGGCATTTTTAAAGATAGACCTGCCCTTTTTAAACCTATTTCAAATGCTCTATCACTATTAATATTCTTTAGTCCCATACCACCCATTACTTTATTTGTAACATATGTTTTACCTGAACCAGGACCACCTGCAAGGAAAAATGCTTTGAATATACCTGGGTCATATAAACCTTCTTTTAAAATAAATGGTATCATTCTTTTGTCTTCTTCTTCATTGCATTAATAAAACTTCTATATACTGCCGCTTCAGCAGTCTTACTCATAACTTTTGCTCTTTGTTCCATGGCAATCGCTGCCTGAATTTTATGAGCATGAGATTTACCAGAACCTTTAATCTTTGCAACACTCTTTTTTGCCGTTGCAACATCTTTAAATCCTAAACCGTGTATTGTACCTTTAGGATTTTCGTCTGTATATAAGTCACTATGTTTTTTAGAATTAGCAGGTTGACCTTTTTTTCTAGGTATCCTTTTATTTAATTCTTTAAACGTAATCATTATTTGTACTTATCACTCTTTCTTTTTTCTCCATCTGAACGAGGTATTAAACCTTTTGCTTTCAAATGTGCTTTATCTGTAAAACCTGCTTTACCTGCTTTGTGTCTTTTCATTGCGTCAGCAGTATTAGGTGCCTGTTCTAAGTATTTCATTATAAATTCTTTGAAACCTTCCACCTTTTGTCCTGGTGTATCTTTTTTATATTTGTTTGTTAATTCAGGTGTGCCTAATAGATTATCTTTTTTGTATGCGTCTTTGTCTTTCATAGCAAGAGTTTGAGCGTCTTCGTTATTTGCTCTATCAAATGCACCTGCACCTGGATAACCTTTTTCGCCTGGTTTACGTTTAGGTTTACCCTCTTTTCGCCTCTTGTTCATATAATACCAGAGTCCTTTTTTAGCCATTATTTTTTATCCCAATTTTTAGCAGCAGTAAAGTTTTGTACACTAAACTCTAATCTATCAACTAACTTAACTGCTTTGCCTGATTTGTCAACAGCAACATAACCTTCTGGATTAGTTACTTGTAATCCTTTTGGTGTTGTCTTATATGTTCCTATTGATTTTGCTTTGTTTAACTTATCTATTAAAACTTGTTTTGCTTTCTGTAAAGTCTTATATGTAGCACATGCAAAGTATATCTTTTCGTTTTGACTATCAATAAATTTAAGTCCTTCTTTTTGCACTATAATATATTTCTCTTTACCTTTATCAGTTTTCTTACTATCAATTTCTTTTTGTGTTCTATCTAAAAAAAACTTTCTAAACTTACTTGCTGTTTCTTTTGTACTAGGTAAATCAGTTGCAGCTCTAATAAAACTGTTTAGATATGTTTTTAATTGTACACCTACTGATAATGTATTTGTTTCAGTTTTAATTTTGTTTAATAATTCTTTTGATTTTTTTAATGACCCACCTGCCATGTTTAATATCTTTTGAAAAGATTGCATTTCGCCAATTGTCATTGTGGCAACACCAGATACATCTTTATAACTTGCGTCATCAAAGAAGACACTTGGACTTCTTCTTAGTTTTGATACATTAGCACCAAACTTGGCACTTAACTTATCAAAACTAGACCCTTTATAAGTTGTGTGGAATATAATACCTAATTTACTTGAATTAATTTTACGACCTAAACCAGACGCTTCTGGTACCATATAAACAATAGTATTAGGTTGAAAAGATAACATCTGTTCAGATTTACCACTTGCTGATTTGTAAGTTGTTTTCTTTACTGTACCTTGTCTATACAATAAGTCACCTTGTAATATCTCTTTAAGACCTAGTGTAGAAAGGTATCTTAAACAATCTTGTAAAATATTTGCAACTTCACCTGTGTGATTGTTTTTAATATCTTGTACTGTATAATTTATTTTAGGTGTTTTGTTGAATACTGATTTTGTACCTACAAAGAATTTGCCATTTTCTGGACTAGGTCCACAAACTATTGCTGGTGCACCGTCCCATTTAACAGTTACGTTTACACTCTTAGTTGAATTACCTGATAATAAGTCTGCTGTTGCTTTAAGAAAGTTTACTGCATTTTCTCCACCTGCATAACCATTATTGATGATATCATCTTCTAAATGTTCTAGGTGTGTGTTTTTATCTTCTACTAATAAATCGTTATACATCTGTTCTTACCGTTGGGTCAACATCTACTTGTGGTTCTAAATCTAAAAAATCAATTAGATTATTAAAACCTTTTGAAATATATTCCATTATCTTTTTGAATAAGTTAACTATAAAGTCTTTTACTTTTCCATAGATATCTTTGAGTTTATCTAATACACCTTCGTGTAATAATTGTCCCTCAATAGGTCTCATTTCTTCTTCCAGTTTGTCAACTATTAACCCTACGGCAGACCAATACTTGTATTTGCCTGTCTTTTTACCACCAACTTTTTGTGATGATGATTTAAACCTTACTGACACTTTCATTTGGTCAGCAATTTTCTGTACATATGC